GGGGCAGCGGCCAGCAGGACACGAGGGCGATGCTTTGCCCGAAGGGGACGCTGGGAGCCGCAACCCGTTAGCCCTTGGCATGTCGGTGGAGTTTGATGGGACTGAAAAAGGCTCTGCTGACCTGAAAGCGGCGAACCAAGCGGCTGAGGGCAACAGTGCGGAAACTGCTGCCATATCGGACAACTTGGCTGTGCAGACGTTTGCAGAAGCGGCGGCCGGTGACAGCCTGACAGGCAAGACCATCAGGCTGTTCACCCCGGAGGCCGGAAACGAGGCAAACCGCGCGGCTTTTGAGGAAGCCTATGGAGTGAAGCTGCCGAGCACGGCTGCGGCTACCCGGCGGATGCTGCGGGAAGTGGCGGCACAGCGCAGCCAGCAGAATGCTGTTGAGAACGCTGGGGAAATGGTGGAAAGTTCGAGAGAAGCGGGCTCACCCTCTCAGTCGGCGCAGAGCGCCGCCAGCTCTCCCGAAGGGCGAGCCCTTGGCATGTTGGGCAGCTCTGAGCTGGACGCTGAAGGCCGTACTGGACGGAAGGCGGCGGAGGACGACGGCATTGTAAATGTTCCTCAGCAGGCGGTCATGCAGGCGGCGACCACGGAAGAAAGTGCTCTGGGTGAAGCAGGCAGCAGCCCGATGCGGGAGACCTACGGCATGGAAGCACCGAGGACGGAGGGCCAGAAGCAGGCCCGGACGGAGCAGGTGCTGCAGAGCTGGAAGGTGGGCGAAAAGGCGGCGCAGGAGATCAGCCGGAAACAGCCGGAAGGCGTGGACAGTGACCGCTATGCGGCGGCAGCATCCACTCTGTACCGGCTGGGCCAGATGGAGGACGTGAAGACCTTTGACCAGGCGCTGGAGCTGGCGGGCACCGGCAGCGGCATGGCGGCCAACGTGAACTATGTGCTGGGCAACCTCAAGGGCCGGAACGCGCTGGAGATCGCCTACACCTACGGCAGGGATGCGGCAGAGACCCGGTGGGCCAAGAGCCAGCTGGGCGGCACTCTGACGGAACAGAGCCTGACGGGCAGGGGTGAGACCATCTACAAGGGGACCCTGCGCAACGCGAACGACGCTGGCAGCCAGGTGATCGAGCTGAACGCGGCGGCAACCGGCACCACGGCGGTTCTGAAAAACGTGCTGCAGAACGGTGCGGGACAGGCAGACAGCCGGGTGCGGGCCTATGTGGACACGGAGACGGCCCGGATCTTCTTTGGGGACAGTGCACAGGATACGTTCGGCACGGTGCTGCATGAGGACTACCACTGGTACAACGCACTGGACAGCGAGGGAGCAAAGACTTTGCAAGACCATGCCCTGCTGTATCTGGCCAGGAGCAGCGGCTTTGAGACCGTGGACGAGATGATCCGGGAGAAGATGACCGACTATGCCCAGCAGAATCTGACCTATGAGGAAGCTGCCGAGGAGCTGGTGGGCGATGCCTGGCGGGGCATCTTCTCCACCGAGGCAGACTTCAAGCGCTGGGTAGAGTTCCAGCGCGGGCAGGCCGAGAAGAACAGCGGCAGGGCCGGAACCATCCGCACCGTGATGAACCGGGTGAAGGAGATGCTGGGCGGCATTGTGAGCCGGGCCAAGGAAGTGCTGACCCTTGACCCCGACAACCGGGCTGCCCTGAAGGCCCAGCGCCTGGCCGAGAACGAGCGCAAAATTTTGCAGGACGAATACTTTGCCCACGCTGAAAAAGCGATGGACAACCTGCGCAGTGCAAAAGAAAACGCCGCTGCCCCCAAGACAGAGAGCGCGGCGGAAGGACGCAATATTCGTTTTTCGATCCAGAAGGATGCCGACGGAGAGAGCTACATCAAAATTGATGAAGATATCCTGAACGGTGTTCCACAGGAAGATTGGAAAACCGTAGTGAAGCAGGCCATCAAAGAACGGTATCCGAATGGCTTTGAGCGGAACGGCTGGACAATTTTGAACCATAAAGATGGAAGAAGTGAGTTTGTCCGTTCTAAATCTACAATGGCGCTTCAGAGAACGAACGAAGAAACGTATGCAGATAAAATGCGGATGGCTGCAAATCTGGATGAAATTATTAAAACCGCAGATGAAGTCTACAGAGAACCTGCAAACCACAAGAATGCGGAAGCATTCAACCGTGGAAAAATCAAAATTGTGGTTGGGCAGAATGCCTATGAAGCAGATGTTCTGACTGCCTTCAAAGCAAATGACCGGGAGATTTTCTATGATATTGTAGATATAAAATCTACAAATAATAAAACCTCCATGCGTACCCACGTAGAATCCAAAGATTCAAGGAGTAGTCTGCAAGGAGGTTTTACGGAACCCTCCGGCAAAGCCCACATGGAATCCGAAGATTCGGGGAGCAGAGGGTCGGAGGGTTCTATTTATCAGGAAAGCGCTGACACGGTACTCAAAACCGAGGAGGGCGGTGAACGCCCGAGCTTTCCTGCTAAAAACAGTATAGCACAAGAAAATGCCGAAAGCAAGGGAAACAGCGAACCTGTGAAGAAATCGGTGCGGTTCCAGCTGAGTGACGGCTCTGCTGGAAACGTGGATGAATTGGCGGCACTTCAAAAAGAAAGCAGGGAACTGGAACACCAGCAAAACGCCCTGAAAACAGAGCGAACAAACTGGCTGAACAGCGCCGAGGTACAGGAGATTGAAGCGAAGAGAAAATCTCTGGGGTTGTTCTCTGCCGAGGCAAAGGAGTTTAAGGCCAGTGAAGAATACCAGGCGTACCTTGCAAAGCGGAAGGACTTTAACCAGCGTGGTGCAGAGCTTGAAAACCGAATCGGTGAAGTGAATAATGCACTGCGGGAAGCTCATGCCAAGCTGGAAACCCAGAGAAATGAACAGAAGCAGAAACAGCAGGCTGTCTATGATGCCAAAGCAAAGGAAGCAGGCGGTGCGGCGAAGTATCGCCGTCAGCTGGCCGTGGAGCAGTTTGGCACGACGAGTGAATTTGAACGGGCCGGATACATCCTGCCGGATGGGCAGATGCTGGATTTTGCCCGGAATGATAAGACCCGTGACACCGACCACCGGGAAATTATGAGTGTGTTCGGCCCGGCGGAAGTATCGGAAGGGACGGACGCACTGAACAAGTTCCTGGCAGACGGGAATGTGCGGGTGATGGCGGAAGCTCCGGGTGTTGACCTGGCCGCAGACAAAGCCCCGACTGCTGCACAGCTGGAACAGATCCGTGAGATGGTGGGAAGCCTGGGCAGTGAACAGAGAAAGTTCACGCTGGATATTTCCACAACCGATGGCAGGGTTGCAGCCAGCAAGGAGTACAGCGGCCGCATTGATGCTGACCGTGTTGTGCGGGAGATCAGGGACTATTACAAGACCGGTGAGCTGCCCGCAGAGAGCAGCCTGGCACGATTCCGGTACCAGCTGGCGGCCAAAGCCGAACAGGCGGAACGTGACGCGCGGAAGAACACCCAGCGGCAGGCAAGCCGGGCCATTGCTGACAATAGCGCAGCGATGGAAACGCTGGCCCAGATGATGGGTGTGACCCACGGTGTGAGGATCAGCCAGGATTCCATTGACGGGCTAGCGGTGCGGTGGACAAAGGCCAACGGCAGCAGGGCCGACCGGACAAAGATTGCCGGAGAGACCCGGGCGCTGGTGGAGTACATGACGGCGGACGGGGCCAGCATGAGCAAGGCCAGCGCGCTGTCTGAGACCATTGCAGATGAGATTCTGAGCGGGGCGACCTACCGGAACACCGAGCTGTGGGACGAGTACCCGGAATACCACGACCTGAGCTACACGGTGAACAAGGACGGCCCGGCCAAGGCGGAGCTGGTGAAGCGGTACGGGACGTGGAGTGAAGCGGTGGCGGAGGCCCGGAAGCACGGCGTGAAGCTGCGGCAGGCAGAGGGTGTGCGGGACGGCAACCCGGCGGAAGTGTATGAAGCCATCGTCAACGACACCCGGGCCATGGGCGGCACTAAGGAAGGGGCAGCGGCCTTGTTCCGGGGCGCGGCCCAGGCGGCAGGCGTGGACGGCGCGGCCAGCATGGAGAGCACCGAGTGGCTGGATGTGCTGATGAACGTGCACGATGCCATCAAGCCCAGGATGATGAGCCGCTTTGCAGATGCTGCCGAGTACGAGGATGCCAAAGTGGAGCTGGCCGACCGGATGCTGGGTGATATCCTGAACGTGCCGGAGATGACCGATGCACAGGCCATCTTTGACGGGTTCCAGCGCTGGCAGCGCCAGGCTGTGGCTGCTGCCGTGGGCGAGGAGAACGCGGAGCAGGCACTGAAGGACCTGCGGAAGGTGCAGAAGGAGCAGAACCGGGAGTTCAACCGGAGGATGTATGAGAACAGCCGGAACGGCAGCCGGGATGAAGCACTGCGGCAGTGGACAGAACAGCAGAAGCGGAATGAAAAAGCAGAAAAGCTGCTGGATCAGAATCTGGATACGCTGGGGCTGGACATTACCAACTACGGCGACATGGCCGAAAAGCTGGATGTGCTGAAGGAAGCCTACGAACGGGAGTGGAAGGCCGAAAAGAAGCGGCTGAAGGAAGAACGCCAGCAGATGCTGGACGAGATCCGGCTGGAAAACAAACAGTTGAAGCGGGAGAACTGGAACCTTTCGCACCAGGTGGCAGGAGAACAGCGCCGGGCTGATCGGGCCGAGTGGCAGCTGATCCATCAGGAAAACGAACTGCTGGAATGGGAGCAGGAAAACCAGCGCAAAGCTCAGGAGTGGCAGGAAAAGCAGGCGGAACGAAACGCAATCGCCATCACTGCAGCCCAGCGGCAGCGGGACGAGGACATTGCCATTGCCAAGAAGCTGGCTGAGAAGCGGGTACAGAAAGCCCGGGACGGTCGGCAGAAGGACGAGCTGAAACGGGCCATCCGGAACAATGCCACCCAGCTGAACCAGATGGTGCTGCGGCCTGCAAAGGACAAATATGTGCAGCCCCGGCTGATCCTGCGGGCGCTGGAAGTGGCAAAGCTGGCGGACATGACATTGCTGAACCAGAATGCCGTGAACCGGCTGGATGCGCTGGCAAACAGCATCCGGGCCGAATACGGGGATGCAGACCACCCGGTGGTGACGGAGATGAGCAATGACTGGGAACAGAGCGGCATTGCCAACCTGATCGATGCCCTGAAGGCTGACCTGAATGCCAGCAAGCAGGCCCAGCTTGACCGGCTGAACCAGCAGCTGACAGAGGCCGAGGCACTGCCGGACAGCGAAAAGGCCGAGATGCTGCGTGACCGGCTGAGAAAGCGGATCCGGGAGACCGAGAACCGCACCTATCTGCCCATGACGGTGGACCAGATGCGGATGCTGAAAGCCATTACGACCAGCACCCTGCATGTGATCCGGACGGCAAACAAGACCCTGAGCCTGCAGCAGGCCGAGGAGGTGGACAAGATCGCCGGAGAAGCGGCGGTGGAAGTGAACCGGAGCAAGGGCAATGACGGAAAATTCCGGCGGATGCTGACGAGGTACAATCTGGATATGCTGGGCGGTACCCGGGTGTTCCGGATGCTGGGCGGCTACGCAAAGAACAGCCAGATGGAGAAGCTGGGCACCATGCTGAATGACGGCCAGCGGCGGCAGACGGAGATCCTTGTGGAGGGAACCCACCTGTTCGACAACGTGACAGGCAAAAAGAACCTGAAACAGATGGAACAGTTTGCAGGCAAGGGGGCAAAGCTGGTAGACCTTGGCCTGAAGGACAACCGGGGCAAGGCCGCACCCCTCACCCATGCCCAGATGTGCAGCCTGTACATGCACCTGCGGAACGCCGACAGCAAGGAGCACCTGATGAACGGCGGCTTTACTGTGCCGGATGCAGTGGAGTACAACAAAGGCAACATCGTGGAAGCCTACCAGAAGGGGCAGACCGTGCGGATCGGGATGCTGACCGACAGCGAGGGCAAGCCCATGGCGGACACCATTGTGAGTGCCATTGAAAAGAACCTGACCGACTACGACCGGGCGTGGATCGGGAGCATGGAGAACTTCTTTGGGAGCTACACCACCGACCTGATCAACGAGACGAGTATGAAGCTGCTGGGCTACCAGCGGGCCACCGTGAAAAACTATTACCCCATTGCGGTGAACAAAAAAGCACTGGCGACCCAGATCGAGGGGCTGCATCTGGATGCGACCATTGAGGGACGGGGCTTTTTGAAGAACCGTGTGAAAAGTCCACAGCCCATCCTGCTGGAGGAATGCAATAACGTGGTGCAGCGGAGCTTACGGGACACGGCAGCCTACGCGGGCCTGGCCCCGGCCATCCGGGATGTGCAGAAGGTGCTGAACAGCCGGATCGAGACCGAGGATGGACTGAAGGTGCTGAAGAACGGCATTCTGGAGGAAAAGTGGGGCAGCGATGCGGTGAACTATGTGGATGAGCTGCTGACCGACCTGCAGACCCCGGGACGGAAAACCCGGAAAAGCAGCATGACGGCGCTGGGCAAGCTGCGGGGCAACTACGCCGGGGCTATCCTGACGCTGAACCCGGGCGTGGCCATTGCGCAGGCGGCATCCCTGCCGACCGCCGGTACTGTGCTGGGTGCGGACACCATGGCGGCGGTGGTTCCCTTTGTAAAGAACTTCTCACCCAAGCAGCGGGCAGCGCTGGAAGCAGAGATCACTGAACACGGGGATGCGCTGCTGCAATACCGCCTGCGGGGCAGCCAGCTGGGCGAGCTGGAAAGCATCGGGAAGAACCTGAGTGCGGCGGAGAAGGGAATGGAGAAGGTCCCCAAGCAGCTGACGGGCTGGATCAACGGCGTGGACGAGATCACGGTGGCGGCCCTGTGGGAAGGCTCCAAGCGGTATGTGGAGCACCATACCAATGAGTTTGCAGAGGGTGCAGCCACGAAAGGCAGCGAAGCCTACTGGGAAGCTGTGAACAAGACCTATCAGCGAGTGATCGAGGAGACCCAGCCCAACTACACCACCATGCAGCGGGCAGGCATCCAGCGCAGCGACAACGAACTGGTGAGGACCCTGACCATGTTCACGACCCAGCGGTTCCAGAACTACGGCA